CGGTCTCTACAGGAACCTCTTTGATAACCACTCGGTCAACAGGTACTTCTTTAATAACTTCAACAATTTTTTCAACCTCTTTAATCACTTCAACAGGAATTTCCACCCGTTTTTCACGGATTACCTCCTTTTCCACCCATTTTTCTTGAATCCCACCCATATTTCCCACAAGTCCGTACTTTTCAATGTTATATCCGGTCTTGAATGATTTCTTAATCAACTCATCAATTGTGATGTTATTAAGTTTGCAAAATAACTCAACCTCCTGTTGTTCAGAATAAGATAGAGTTATTTTGTGTTCCATATTAATAGTTGTGAAGTTTTTCAGTCCCTGATTCAATAATAGAATAATCATCCATTTTGAATACCAAGAAAGGTTTTGGGTTTTCTAAATCCACAAATTCGTATTTATCATTTTCAACATCATAAATACCGTATCCATGTGACTTTACTGTTTCACCAAAATTTTGTTGAATCGTTGACCCAACCATATAAGCTTTCTTTTGGCCGGGAATATCAAAGACTTGGCGCTTATGGATATCACCACAAAGCACAAGGCTACAACCCATAAAACGATGTGTATCGAACCCTTCTTCAAATTTATAACCAACATCTGTAGTAAGACCGACAATCGGTCCATGAAATAATCCAATCTTAACATTTTGCGAATTCGGGTCAATGTCGGGTGTAATGTTGTGGTCCATAAGTGAGTAAACCACCCAATCAATATTTTCATCTTTATAAACTCCTCTATTTTTATAATAATTTATTTGTTCATTTTGTAGTGAATCAATAATTGGTGATAGAGCATCCAACCTTGATGAGTTGTTTTCAAGGAAATCATGGTTTCCAATAATTAATACTGTTTTGGCAATCTTAGAACATTCGGTCAGTGTCCAAGCAACAAACTCAATTAGTTCTGGTGTCATTTGATTCTTTGAATGGACTAAATCTCCCGTAAATACAATACGGTCAGGTGCAATTTCTCTCCATTGTTCAAACATTGTATTTAAAATACCACGATACAAATCATGGTCTTTAAACATCCTTACGTGTAAATCTGAAAAGTGTACGAGTTTTTTAATCATTATCAAATAATTTAAAGTCTTGATTCACATGTGAACACTTATCACAACAATAAGTTGGAAATGGTACAATAGTATCCTCGTGTGAACCAGTTAATAGTTTTGAAACTTTTTTGATATAAGTAACTTCTCGGAACATATCATGTCCACAAGCCTCACAAACAACCGATGGTTGTTCTCTGAGGTCAATATTCATTTTTGGTGTATCCATATCCATAAATGAAAATATAGTAAATTAAAATTAAAAAACCAACTTAATCATTTGGTATTTTTACGTGAGGGTTGTTACTAAACTTTTTTGAAAGTTTTTCCCAAAACTTTCTTTCTTGTCTGTACTTACCCTTTCTTGTTCTTTGTATTTTCATAGTGTTCAATCATAAGTTTAAGTTCCGCCTGTAAGTCCTTACATTTGTATACCTTATAATTATCACTGTTTTCATTTATCCATATCAAATAGCTATCCCCTATCTTAAGATTGGTATTCTTTTCAATAATATGTTTATATAACCCTAATTGAAGTGAGTATGTATTCATTTCACATTCATCTAAATGTGATATTGGTTTTAGATATTTGTTACCATATGAATTACTCATTTTAATTTCTTTGTTGGTCTTGTAATCCCATATTTCGAGCATTTGTGATTTCATATTGTAAAATAAACAGTCTACCATTCCTGCAATTTCATAATCGTGGTCACAAACTACCAATTCCATTTTAACAGGAATCAAGTTTTTCTTTGCGTCTTGATAAAATTGGTGAAACATTGTTTCACATTTTTTATATCTTTCTTCAATAATATCATGTCCAAAAGTTTTAACAGCATCTGACGGGTCATACGGAAATGATTTGTTGTTCCACCAGTTTTCAGCCATGTTGTGAACTAATGTTCCTTTGACTGTTGAAATGTCTCTCTTTAAATCCCAATCACCTAATACACTCTCAACAGTTAATCCTCTTTTTGCGGCATAGGTTTCAGCTAACCTTTGGGTTTCAAATTCTTTTTTAAACTTCTTGATAAAAGTTGTTGCTGAAACATATTCTTTATTACCCACATAATATTTGTGTGGACCATCAAAATATTTTACATCATTAAATTTTGCTAATTCTAAAATTGTATCCATTATCTTTCTAATTCAATATAACTATCTTCAGGTATCACACCTCTCATGTCAGCAATATCACTTTCAATCGGGAGTTTAACCACTTTTATTTTACCATATAACTTACCACCACTCAATCTAAAATATAATCTTTTAGCGTCTTCCCATGCGTCACCATCTAATACAATAGTAATTTTACCTTTTGCCTTTTCATATAAGGTTTCAAATAATAAATCTGACATTTTCTTACCTAACAAAGGAATTGAGTTATCTAAGAACAATGCATCAAACGGACCTTCACAAAGGTATATGTCTTTATCCCAATCAATTAGATTTTCATTGAATATGATAATTTGTTTTTCAGCTTCAGGATTCTTGTATTTTGACTTACTGTTTGGGTTCCATGAACGACCAACAAAATAATTTAACTCACCTTCCAAGTCAAATGATGGTACAATGATTCTGTAAGCGTATTCACCTTCCGTACAATACCCAATTCGGTGTTTTAAGACCATCTCATCGGTTATACCCCTTCGTTTAATGTAGTTCCTCATTTCCCTAAAAGGAATGTGATATTGGTTACCTTCTGTACAAAGTTGATATTCTTTTGGTAGTCTAAGTTTTTCGTATCTCTTATCAATTGGTTTAAACTCATCAGGACGAATAAGGTCATACATTTCCTTATCTTTTTTCTTACCAAATCGGTCAATCAAATAACCTAAGTGTCCTTTGGTATTATGAGTTTCACCACACACCCAACATTTGAATACGTGTTGAGCGTAGTTGATTTCAAGGTTTCCCTTTCCATCACCTTTGTCTAATGCTTTTAAATCATAGGAACAAATAGGACAGTCATAACTTATCTGTCCTTTAGACGGGTAGTGTAGTTTGTGTTTACCAAACACACCGTCAAGTAACTCAACTAATAGAGCATTATCTTCCATATTAGAAAGATAATAAAAAATTAGTAAGAATCAAATTACCAAAACTTATTCATTTTCATATACCCTCTGACACAGGTATATGCATCCGCTTGGTCGTAACACTCTTTTTTAAGAGTCATGTTCTTTGTATATAACCAAGTAATCTGTGGTTCTTCTTTTGCCACCATATCCCAAATCACTTGTTTTTTGTCTACGTCTTTTGGATAACCACCAAACAAGACTTCACGATTTTTATCATTTTTACCCATCAAATTTTGCCAAGCAAATTTTCTTGAGTTGTAAGTTGAAATATAGTTTGGCACGATTCCTAATGCATCATAGATTGCTTTTGTAATCATTGCATTATATCTCATTAATGTTCCAACTGTGTGAATGTTATTTGAACCTAATAATGGTTCCTCAATAACGACTTTGGTAATACCAAGATTTTTATAATCCTCAATCTTTTTAATAAAAGAATTTACCTTTAGAATTAACTCCTCAATTTTTTCTTCAGGTTGTGGTTTAATCACAGGTGAGAAGTGAGTTAATTCTAATAACTTCTCAGATTGAATATCAAACAAAGCCCAACCAATTGTTTTGGTACTAATGTCCAAACCCAAAACTTTAGGTGAATTTTTTAAATCTTGTTTTTTTGCCATATATTATCAGTAATTTACCGATACTTTTCTTTAAGTAAAGAAAATATTAAACTGTGATTGTGAAGTAGTTGTCAAACTCATCCATATTTTCAATAATATTCAAGTGTAAAGTGTTTCTACGGGGGTTATCAATGTTTAACTTATTTGTGTTACTCTTCATTAATGTTTTAATTATAATTTCAATTTCACCTCTGTTTTTATTAAAGTTTAACACCTTACAGCTAATTTGTAATCCTGAATCTGTTTTTACAATAAAAAATTCTTGTGAATTTTCTTTTCTAGTTTGACCTGAGCTAAAATCTTTTTTTAATAAGGTTCCGTCGATTACTGGACCTTGTATTGCCCTTTTTTGTACAATAAACGCTTTGTTTGTAATCTTTGGGATTGCGTCTTTAATTGCCGACTTGATTTCATCAATTGTTATATCTGAATCATTTTCTTTTCTTGTCATTCTTTCTTGAGCATGAGTACTTAATATAAACCTTATTTTATAATCATTTAAGGTAACATCAACAATTGGATTATCAATTTGTTCTTCAACCAATATGTTAAGAATCCCAAGTAGTTTCATTAGTTATAAATACTCATAAATTAAAAAGAGGACCTTTTGGGTCCTCTTTTAGAAGTCGTGAGACTTGGCTCCACCTCTTGTCCACAATGTTCTAGTTAGCGGTGGACTTGCTCAGAAGGTTTTGTTTCGGGTTCATTGGGAGGGTTACCTTCAACCTTTCCAATCAGGTTCTTTTGATTTAAGTCTTCAGAACCTTCAGACTTCACTATACAAAGATAGTGAATATTTTGATAAATACAAACTTTTTTTTTAAAAATCGTATTTTACGGTAATCTGTTGTACCCCTTGTCTTTTTTCGGGATTCTGTAATTTTGACATCATTAATAAATCTTGGTCAGAGTTATATAATCCTACTTCAGTGAAATACACATCTTTACCTAACGACCATTTTGGATTTGATGAACGAATATATTGTGAATCAGCAAGGTTAACCAAATATCTCATTTCATATATTGTTGCTTGTACATCAGAATGAACTGTTCCATAAAAGAAATATTCATCACCAAACGTCATACCAGTATTATAGTTAATCAATGGTAATTCAATGTAATTTTCTAATCTATAAAAACTCGCGTTATCGTATTCGTCTTTTGTTATTTGAAATGTTGTTCCGCTTATTTCGAGTGGTCCAATATTGATAGAGCCAGTGTTTGCTGTAATTGCAGATGTAACATCAATTTCTCTCCACTGCATCGAATCAGGTCTTTCACCCGTTGGTACAATTTGACAAATTAACTTAACATTAGTACATGTAAATCCTGAAGGTTGTAAACCCATGTCCTCAATTAAGAATGGGAATTCATTACCAAATCTCACAATTACATCATCTGTTTGACCACTTACGGTTGAACCTGCAATTTTTGAGTAATAGTTACAATGTAAACCATTTGTAGAACCAGTGTTTTCAAATCGGTATGTTACAAACATTGTTTCAGTATCACCTGTTAATATACCACTTGTTGCCGCGATGTTTTGGTTAAACGTGTTTGGAACCACCAATCCTAATCTTGGTGCGGGTAATGTATAGTTTCTATTTGATTTATACGACATGGCGGCTGATAATTCTTCATCATCAATTGCTATCATTTTCAAATCAGGAAATACTTTACCAACTCTGTTTGGATATCCATCAGCATTTGCGTGAGTATCCCATAAGTGATAATAACGTAAACCCGGATAATTCATATTATCATTTTCTTCTGATAACATATAATGTGGTTGAAATAAATTTAAACCATCAAAACCATCAGGGTCAACGTAGAATGATTCACCCATAACACCTGTATTTGATTTATGCCACATCAAAGTTGGTAAGTCAAGTTTAAAGTTTCTTCCTTGTCCTGTGGCACCTGAATTTGCCAAGTCAAATGCTTCTGTTGCAAATTTCTCACCATAAAAATTATCAATACCCTGATTGGTATAATGTATCAAACCAATAACTTTTTGTTCCTCTGGTTCAACATATATTTTTTCATCAAATGAATTGTAATAAAATGTGTCAGTTGTTCCTGAAACATAATTTATGTCTTCGAAAATTTGACCACCTTTGGTTTGATATCCCAAGAATTCTTTTGTCGACGAATAACCCGTTGAACCAAATTCACTGAAATCTTTGTAAAAAGTATATGATAAACCTGCTGGTGATTCGGTCCATGGCTGATTCATATTCCAAACTAAGACATCTTGTTGTTGAATTTCACAATTCAACTCAAACGAAAACACACCACCATCATAGTATGGTGTTGGTGTATAACTATCATAATATGGTGTCATACCTGATGGGTAGAAAAACGCTCTTCCTGTTCCTGTAAATGAACTAAAGTCAGGTAATATTCTATCAACAGTTATTGTACTTCCAACGACATCTTCAACTCTGTAAGTTAAAATAGGATATGGATAAGTTAAATCATTACCGCAGTTATTATCATTATTTAAATATAAAACAACAAACTGACCAACTTCAGGTGTTCCTGTCACAGTAGCATCACAGTTGTTGACAGTGACATCAAATGTATTCCCACTTGTTAATGCCGATAAATTAAATTTATAATTTGCAGTCACGGTAAGTGCTGAACTTGTAAAAGCACTAAACGCTCCTGTTGAACCTGTAAAAAATCCTCTTGGCTGAGCTGTGTTAAAAATTGGAACTACTTGTGAATCTTGAAAAGGTATACCAAATGTATTAGTTTCACCGGTTGAACTAGACAAATAAATTGGATATTTAATACCCATTTTATTACTTTGTGGTACACCTGTGTTATTCTGATAATTAAATTCAGGAACTAAAACTTGTAAAGTTGTTAAATTACCACCGCTGATACAATCATAACAAACCTCACTATCTCCTAACTGAAAATAAGCAACATTAAAGTTACCTTGAGAAATTTTTCTTCTTCCAACATCAGTTAGTTGGGTGTTTATTAGAGCTGTTGTATCTTTTATTATGAATGCCATCTTATATAAATATAGTTAGTTGATTTATTGACTTGGACCGTAGTATTGTTCATACAATGTGTTTATTAATTGGTTTGTTTGTGGTGTTAAAACTTTTAATAATGTACAATTATTAGTGATTGACGGACCATTGAATCCAACAGTAACATTTTGATTTGCATCGACTATTGCTGATGAACAAGGTAATGTTCCTGTGGTTATTACTAAAGTACTCAAACCACCTGGCGGAAGAGTTGATACTCCGCGAGCACATATATTAACTTTTTGACCTGGTTGTACGTTATATCCATTTTCCGTTCCTCCTGTACAATTGACCCATGTGTAAAACTGAACAGTGTTTCCAATATTTTCAATTTCAAATGGTGAACAAGGTGTTGAGCTTCCACTGCTAATTTTTGTAACAGTAGAAATAACAGTACCTGATACCGTTAACCCTTTTTTCAGTGTAACTGTTGGGTATAAAACACTAAAAGTTTTTTGTGTTGTTGTATATGGATATCTAAAACTGTATGGACTTGGAACGATAATATTTGTTGAAGTCAAAGAGTTTGATGTTGGTGATACCGTTGATGTTCCTGAATATAATACAGGTGTATATGCCGTAGTGGCACTACCTGGTTCAGCCGTGGTATTATTAACAGATATAAATAATGGAACATCAATTGTAATACCATCAGGTAACGGAGGACTTACTTTTAATTCGTAATCCAAATTTTTAATTACTTGGTTTCCGTAATCTTCTTTCGATGTAGATGACTTTGTTTGTAATGACAAAGTATATGTAACTTTCTTAGTTCCCGGTAGTATAGTAAATGAACCTTGAACTTCTGTATTTGAACTGTCCTTTACAAAAAATTGAGTATCACTTTGTGGACACAGATTATTAAAAAGTGGTGAAGATTGGTAGGTACCGTTGAATAATTTATATTGATATCCACCTGTACCTCCTTTAGCCTTTATTATTACACTACCATTACAAGAACCTTCACAAGATTCATTAGTCGTTGTTAAGTTAAAAGATAAAACTGGTGATGATGGACAAGAACCTGATACCGCAGTCCATGTATTCAATGTTCCTTCTTCAACCCATCCGCCCAAAGGATTAAAGGTGTTCGATGAATTTTTCAAAACACTTCCTGTTTTTCCTAATACGGTCCAATAACTAAATGTTGTTGCAGAAACATATGATATAGTAAAAGCAGAACTTGCTGACGATGTGCCAGTATAGGCCGGTCTTTCATTCACAAAATCATAGAATGTAAATGGATAAGCTGTGAATGGTGTGCTATCCGTATATAAACAAAGGTCAGTTGGATAAAATGGTAGTGGTGGTGGCGGTGGGTCACATTCTTCACAAGTGTCAAATGGACCTGAACTTAAAGTGTCACCTGTAATTGTTTGACCACTAGATAAAGTTTGTCCTGAGTATGTCCAACATCCCTGAGCTGTTGTGAATTTATATATTAAACCTTCAACAAAGTTTGATGATGTTAAACCTGTTAAATACAAATAATCAGAATTATTACAACTTTGAAAATAATCCATGTAGAAAGTATCCGATTCAACTAAACATGTTGTGGTTGCACTATAATCACCATAGAAATCTACCACAGTTGCAACGTATTCACCAGGTATTAAATTTTTGATGTTTTGGTCTTTTAACCCATTACTCCATGTAATTGAATATGGTGTTGAACCTCCCGTAATTGTCAAATATATCCTACCGTCATTACTGTCAGGTGTTGAAGAATTAATTGAGTAACATTCTACACCCATAGGTAGAATTGTTATAACACCGCAATCATTATATAGTATAGTTGACATCAGAAGTTTTTAATTATTTCACAATTATTGGCATCGACAATTTTAACACTAAAATCAACCATTGTATCATAAGGTGCTGGTATACTGACACTAAATGGTAAATCAGCATCATTAATCGTTGCCAAATACACACAGGTTATTAGTGATGTATCACAGATATAAACATTATATCCTTGTGTTGCTGTAATTGAGTTTATTGTAATCTGTCTTCCCATTTTAATTAAGTATTATGAACATGTACAATCATTATGTACCGAAACTATTGATGTCGCAGTTCCACCCAGTGTAGTTCCGACAACTTCCCAACATCCTGAGTATCCAGTTCCATTCAATCTCACAAAATCGCCGACACTTACATTCAATAAACCAAAGTTGTTAACCGCAATACTTCTAACTGGTTCAGAACAACTTTCTACGATAAATTTATCAGGTAAAGTTGTTTTTGTAGGAGTTTGAGTAGGTGTCTTAGTTGGTGTAGGAGTTGGAGTTTTAGTTAAGGTAGGTGTGTTAGTTGGTGTCTTAGTAGGTGTGTTAGTTGGTGTCTTAGTCATAGTAACCGATGGAGTTACTGTAACAGTTGGCGTAGGAGTTAATGTAGGTGTCTTAGTTTGTGTAGGTGTCTTTGACGGTGACGCATTAGGTGTATATGTTGGTGTTGAAGTCTTAGTTACAGTTGGTGTTATTGTCGGAGTAACAGAACTAGTTGGTGTTGATGTTGGTGTAATTGTATTAGTTGGTGTTACTGTTGTTGTTGGAGTTACCGTTGGTGTTACAGTACTAGTTGGAGTAGGTGTTGGTATTAAAGAGTTCTCACAACTTGAACATCCACTGAATGATGCAATAATAGTATTGATAGTTAAAGTTGGACTTTGGTCATAAACAATATCCAAATAAGTATAACACTTAGTTGTTCCTGATACATCAGCACTGAAGGTTTGACCTGTTGTTACAATAGTACCACCTGATGTTCTCATAGACTCATTGATATAATAAATTTCATCATCAGAACAATCTTGAATTCTACGTACAAACACACACTCGAATTCAGTATCATTTATGATATAAGTTGTTGAACCTGATACTGGTACATTTCTTTGTAAACTTGGTGTCGGAGTGACTGTTGGAGTTGGTGTGGGGGTTGGAGTTATATCTTCAACTGTAACATCGGCATCTACCAAAAGACAAGGATTTGGACTCGGTGTTAAACTAATTGTCGGTGTTGGTGTCGGACAAGTCTCAGTTGGTTCGGGCACATAGTCACAATCAAACAACGCTTGAAAATCAACCGTAATACAGACGTTTGGTGTTGGTGTGGGGGTTGGTGTTGGACACGGTCCTTCTGACCATATCAATTCATCCAAATCAGGACAATTTGAAAAACATGGGGTTTTACCCGCCAATATACAATCACCACCTAAAGTATCGGATAAACACCATTTTGTTCCATCATAAAAAACAGTACCTGATGTGGAACCTGTCCAATATGGTCTTCCATTATAAGTTCCACCCGATGTATAATTTCCATCATACATTGATGTACCTGAAAAGTTTGTATATAAACAAAATTCAGTATTACAAGGACTGTAAACAGGTGTAACAGATGGTGTCGGCGTTTGGGTTGGTGTAACAGTTGGTGTTGGTGTTGTTTGATTACAGTCCCCAATTACTGTAACAAATACACCCTCAGGTACAATCACACTATATTCACATGCACAAATATTTAATTCAGATAGTTCAGGTACAATCAAATTTTGATTATCACCATTACAATCTACATATGTTACTGTTGATGGGAACTCCTGAGTATTATTAATTTGATATTCAATACAGTTACTTCCCGGTCCACAACAACTATAATCGTCAGTACAAACCGAACAATTATCGTATGGTCCTGTCAGACCACTAATAACATATCTTTCACCAAAACCAGTCATTGGTATTACTTCAGCACAGCCTGTAAAACCAGTTCCTGTTATATAATACACCTGACCAACATTTATGGTTCCAACATAATCATCGACAACAAAAATTTCGTTTGGTGAACAACATGCCCTAAATTGATAATCCGTAGGACCAGCTGTTACTGAAGGAGTGGGAGTATTAGAAGGTGTTAAAGTTGGTGTAACCGTATTGGTTGGTGTAACCGTATTGGTTGGTGTAACGGTTTTAGTTGGTGTAACCGTATTGGTTGGTGTTACTGTTGGTGTTACTGTTGGTGTGACTGTTTTTGTAGGAGTTACCGTTGGTGTAACCGTATTAGTTGGTGTTACGGTATTTGTAGGCGTAGGTGTAGGTGTTGGGCAAACTTGTGAACAAGCATCGGTATACGAACTTACTAAACCTCTGTGTGGTAAATTAGGGTTAAAACATACAACATCATTAATACTACCACCGCTCACAAATGTTCCACAACAATCAGTATACGAACAAAGTATATTATCAACGGTACCTGAAACACAACAAGGGTATGTTGTTAAACAATCATTACAATCAGACCAAGTACCAGGTGTTGTAACATTTATTGTTGTTTCACCTGTCTGAACATAAATTGTTGAACCTGTGACTCCTGTAATATAAGATGCACACCCAACAAAAGCAAATGTTGTAGGGCTCGTTGTGGCAGTGGTTATAGAAAATCTCCATATTTCACCAACGGTTAATGGTCCATATGTATTTTCAAAAGCGAAATCACCCCTTCTAATACTAAAGGTACTACCATCACAACAAGCTGAAAAAGTATAATAACATCCATTTGGATTTGCAGCGTCACATGCCGGACAAGTACTATATTGTTCAGTTGCAAATGATTGTTCTGGTGGGTCTAAAGAATTAGTAATTGTGTAGTAATAACAACTACCGTCACCGGTATAAATAACGGTGCTTACATTTGCGGTCCACGTACCAGCAGTGTCAATTTCAAATGTTCTATAAATTGGAGCACCAGACCCTAAAGGGTTACAACATTGATAAAAATACCTATTAACTAGTGCCATATTATATTATAAATAATCAAATGTTTGTTTTTTATGATTCTTTTCTTAAAGAACCGTCATAAAAATCAAATCGGTCATGTTCGGTTGGTGTTAACAATAACAATCCAGGGTTTATATTACCTTTTTTTGTTTCCTGATATATGAAACTCATCCAAGTTTGTTCAAAAGGTCTGGCCCATTTTGTTTCTAAAAACATTTTTTGATTACCATATTTTGTAACCACTTGTGGCCAATTACAATAATAAACATCACCCAAAGCGTATGGAATACCTTTATATGTTAATATTTTATTAAAGTTGGTTTTTGGTGCATTTGGGTCTAAACCCATCACAGGTAAATTTGGTTTGTTTGGCCAAAATTCTTCTCTAATATGTTGTGGTACATTATACCATGACCATTGAGTTCCGTTGTCACCATAAAACTCGGTGTAATTCATTTTTAAGAAATCAAGGTCTTCTTTCTTAGTAATCTCTAATGAATTAATATACAAATTATTTACAGTTCTATTGAATCCGTTTTTACAAACTTCACCTTTCTTTGGAAAAAAGAACATGTCATCCTCAAAGAAGAAATAAAAATCAAAATTGTTTTCATCGGCATGTTCGGCAATAAATTGTCTACCACCACAGATACCTAAATTATCTTTCTTAATGTGTTCAAAACCAAACTCATTACATAACTCAATATATCTTTCAGTTGTTTCTAAATCTGATGAATTATCCAATAGATATTTTTTTGGTCTATCCAAAAAGTTTCTGTCGTATTGAATCATAGACTCAATCAATGTCTCAAATTGTTTTGGACTATTAAATGTTATAACATAAAGAGCTGAATTATTAATGTTTAAATCTTTGTTTAATGATTTTTTACCTGATATATTTTTAACTTCGTATGTATCATTTTTTAAATCTTCACAGAACTTTGAAATTAACCCGTTACCTTCAATTTCAACATAATCAATCATATCACTATGTTTATATAACATAATACTAAAGATTGATTCTTCGGTACCCATGTATCCACTTCTTAGTGTCTCGGATAATATGTTGTAATATATTCCGTTAATATCTGAAAATACGTGTTTTGGTCCGCCAAATAATCCACCTCTACATACTAACTTAACTTCATCACCAGCATATGAATTTATTTTAGGATATGAGAATCCATGAATTTCGTTGTTTGCATCATATGGAAACGCAACAAAACCAAACTTATCAAAAACCTCAGGTAATTTGTTTTGTATTTTATCGTGCGTAAAATATCCTGGATGAATTGTGTTTGTAATACCAGCATCAATCCAATAAAGATGTTGTGAGTTAAATTGGTCCATAATTCTTGCATCATTCATCAAGAACATTTTGGACATTACCAAAGGATTATACCACTCAAGTTTTGCTTGTGTTGAATCTTGTAACCAACCAGCTTGTCCAAACCAATCAGGATTATTTCTAATCTCTTGTATTTTATCATAAGGAACAGTTTGTTTGAACCATTCCTTATCTCTTGTAATGAATTGTGTATTTGACCTATCTCTTCTTTCAAAAACAAATGATTCTAATTCGGGTTCACCAAAAATAATCATATTGTTTTCAATTTGTAATAATTGGTCAAATTTATCCAAATAATGTTGAAATGTCCTTGACCATCCTTCACCAAGTTCGTCACGTTTAATATTCCAAAGTCCTGTTACAACTGTTACGTTACTCATATTAATATTGTAATATATCATGCCAAACCATGTATAAAGGTTTGGGTTTATTCCAACTTTTATTCCACATTTCAAAATGAAATTCGTCGTGTTGATTTGTTTGATGAACGTCAAATAAAAAATCTAACAAGTGATTTTTATCAAATAAATCATAAACTACTTTCATAATAGATTCTTCAGTACATAAAAAATTGTGTTTTAATACTTCAACAGATAATTTCCAAAATTCTTCAATATATTTTTTGAGTTGTATTGTGTCACCACCAATTAATCCACCTATTGGAAAATCTCTTACAATATCATAATCTATAATCCCATGTTGTTTGAATTCATAGCTAGTTTGTGCGTTAGAACCAACAAGTGTAACAATTTTATTATCACAAATATCATTCAATTTTTCAAATATTTTCGTGTTAAATAATTTAGTAAAATCGTATTGTAACATTTCATTGTGTTGCCAAGCTAAAGGTCCATTACCACTGTGGTATGATTTATCACCAAATGGAACACAATAACGCCAAGGAAAGATACCAGGATGTTGTAAGCCTATATCAACCCAATATACTCGGTCAAAACCATCAAGTTCCTGTTCCAAGACTTGAAACTTTCCCCACATTATTTCAGTACCTCTACCATCAAGACCATTGTTTTCAAAATTCTTATCTCTAACAATGCTAATTTCTTTGTGAAGTTTCATATCAGTAAGCTCAAGAATTTTAATTTCAAGATTGTCTAAATTATGTGTGTTTTTTAAACTTAATAATTCTTCTTGATTTTTTTTTTGGGTATAGCAAATTATTGGTAAATTTATACCGCGACAATGACTAATTAACGAACCCCAATATCTTGGTTTTCTACTTGCTCTTGTTCCTTGAAATGGATACCCCTCAACATCCATCCAATACCCTGTAACTATTTTTGACTTCATTAAAATCTTGTGTGAAAATCGCCGAGTTTAGTATAAAAAGAAAAACAATTTTGAATCAAATTAAAATAACCTTGATATGCATATTTCATTTCAGCTTCTAAAGCTGAAATTCCTATTTCAAAACCATCTGGATAATTTCTGATATCATTAGCTATACTATACCATAAAAATTGTTCCCATCTTTGAACAAAAAATTTAAACTTCCAATTATTTTTGAATACCAAGAATTGTTCATTAACAACGTGTGCTTCATCCCATTTGTTGTGTTCAAAAACATCATAATCGTACAGTTTATCTTTGAAAAAACTTTGTTCGGGTTCTTTTTTATGTGGTCCGATTGGAGCGGGTCTTTCGAATAAAAAATCTAAACCATCTTTTTCCATGTAAGACAACATGTTCAATATTTTTTCTTCTGAAAATCCATTATGCATTCTCCAATCACCATCAGTAAAAATAATATACTCAGGTTTATCTCCTGTTATTTTTTGGTGTTCCAAAATATGTTTTAAAGACAATACTTTTAAATTTAAATTAAAATTGAACCCACCTCGAGAATCATATAATGGTGGGTTTATTACTTTGGTGTGTATTCTATTACCCTGATTTTGAAGTTCATGATTTGTGGTTGTAATAAAAAATTCACATTCGGTTGTATTATCCCTTAGTTCTTTATAGAAAGATGGTGTAATTGATTCGTACGGTTCATTTACCGCTAAAGTTGTAAAACAGTATTTCATTATTTATAAATTTAATTCTTTTAAAAATTCCAAACACTTAACACCACTCGGTTTTGTTGGTTCATCGTTTTCGTCTAATTGTATACCAATAAAAAAATCTTGATTGTCTCTTGGTATGTATGTGTCTTGTTTATCAAAACCAAAATATAAAACATTGGATTTATCAATATTATTGATATACTGATGTAAAATTTCTTGGTCTGTTCCCCACCTTAAGTCAGACGTATTAACGAATTGTATAAAGTGTTCTTCAAACTTATTTATTTTTCTTTTGATTCCAAACAAACCACTTGGCACGGGTGCGTGCCACGGGTGGTCTCTGATAATAAAATAATCTTCATTACTTTGTTCCCATATTCTAATATATTGAACTTCTCTTTCAGATATTCTACTATCTAAATCTCTCACAATTGTTGGAATATCTTGTAAGAAAGAAAAAAATCTCCAAAAATATGGAAAATGTATTGATTCTTTTTCACCTAATTTAATTTTGGAAACATCAATCATTACTGCGCCCATTTCAGTAAGTTTTTCAACATAACCTTGTAATATATTTTCGGGGTGATAATAAATGACTGTTGTCCAATCAGGTAACAATTCCTTATTAATTATTATATTTTTTTCAGCCCCAACATAATATTTTGGGTCATAACCAAAAAGACTAAATGATATATGTTTCATACTACTCAATAATTTTACTAAAAAAATTCAAAATGTAATCCTCATTAAAATAAATTGGTAATTTATTATCAACAAAAATTGGTTCTTCAAAATATGATTTTAATCTATCATTATCTTTATATAACTCATCTAAAAATTCAACTAAACTTTCAAAACTTTCAAATTTGTGACAGTTAATAAAAGATTTAGGATTAAATCCTTCTTCCTCAATATATTGATTACCATAAAATAATGGTATTGTATTTGCTGCGTAAGCGTGTATAATTTTTTCTTGAGTTAAATTATCAGTATTTGTAAATTGGTAGGCAATGTTAAACACTGTGTCAGAGAAAAAATTAATCTTATCCCTATATGTTAGTCCATCAATTCTACCCATGTATTCTTTGTTTGAATAATTGTGGTATTGATAAGGGTTTAGTGTTTCTTCGTCGGGAACTGTTCTACGCCAAGGTCCTGATGATTTAATGAAATGTTTCTCTTGAATCAAATCAAACAATTTTTCTCTGTCGGGATTGTTGCTTGATTGGACTATACTACAAAAATGTTTTTTACTTTCGAGTATCTTCGACCCGTCCCTTTTTTTGGTTAACCAATCAAATGGTGTGTCAAACATTCCTCCTTCATTATGTAAAACAAAAGCATCTAATACTAAAGTTGGGAACCTAAGATATCTCTCATTATCAATATGTTCATAACCTAAAACATAATAGTTATCACCTTTATTTAAATGTGCGTTAAAATCGGGTCTAGCTTCACCACTAATAAAAACTTTTTTAATAGAATCATCATATTGATGAATACCTCTTACAGTTTCATTTGTGTAATAATCTAATTCGTTTTCACGATAAAATTGATTAGTATAGATTACAATGTCCGGATTGATTGCGTCAATCACAACATTATATTTTTTATTTAGGATGTTTACAAAGTAATTCATCCAAGAAAAATTTCCAACACCAGGGAAACTAGCTCTAGATAATTTTATAGTTTTTTTCATGTATATATGTTATTAATTGGTACAAAAGTGTATCGGTCTTCGTCATCAACCTTTAAGTTAACAAATTGTGCAAAAACTTCATTGTTTGAATTGGGACCATCGTTAGTTGTTGGCCAATATATTTTATCTGCGTTTGATAAAAAACTTGCCCAAAATGAAAATGTTCCTTGACAAGCAACAATTTTATTGAACGATGTTATCTCTGAGAAAATATCCAAGATTCCTGACTCCAAATAAATCGGATTATATTTTTCAATTTTACTGATTAGACTTTGATGTTTATATAAATGGTCGTAACCAACATATAACTTATCAAATGACTCATTTTCTAAAATATTAATATAATAGTCATCCGGTAATACAAATCTAGCATCGTCTCTACTGTTTCTTAGCATGATGACCATATCATTATTATTACGTTTTGGTCTAACCAAACTTGAATAATAAGAACGAATTTTTTCTTTATATGGTTTGATATAATCATATTTTGTAAAGTATCCTACCACTTCAATATGATGATTATTAAATTGATTAATAAAACCTTCCAATCCGTTAAAATTAAAAAGGTCAATGTCGTCCATAGTTTTTGTTGGAGACTCAACTCTTTTTCTACCCGTCAAACTTCCAAAGGGAAATTTTTCATTTACATAATTACCCACACTAGTTAACTCCCGTCTTATTAATGGGTTTGGTGGTAAAATTAAATCATAATCTAATATATCTGACGCAACTCTACTTACACCGTAAATAAATAATTTATTACCTAAATTTTTTCTGAACGTTGAAAAATGCCCACCCGACAATCCTTGAACATATTCATCATAAAATGTTATCATTATTATAGGGTATAAACTATAAATTGCCAGTTATTCTTTCACACCATCCTTTAGATTCTGAGTGAGGCCAAACAACCCAATACTTTGGTTTATGTGCCGTTTGGAACTCTCTCCATACTTTACAATATCCATCAGGGTCATTCATCATTTGGTTAATTTCAGATTTATCAGCGTCTTTTCTATATATTGTTTCATCCTGTTCATTGTGGAACGCAACAACCCAAAAATCATAATCTTTTTCAGGTACCGAGCCATAATTAACATCAATACAATGTTTAAATATGCTAGCAAAACTTTCTAACCATTTTTCTTCACTTTCAAATTCTTGCGGATTTGGTGGATACTTTTTATCTAAGGTGTATTGTTGTACAGCTCTTTTTTGAAAAATAAGACCCGCATATTTTTCGTAATCTCTTAATGTTCTTGTAGTTCCGAATCCATAAGGACCATCATGTCCTTCTTGAACTTCTCCGTCCATACCAAATAGTTTTCTATTCAATAAGTGCGCTTGATTATTTCTTCTAACCCATTCTTTATCATCATCCCATTGTTTGGTTCTACCCTTACGAGTATATTCGTGCCAAATCAATACTTTATGTGGGTGGAATAAGTCATATCCACAAGTGTAAGCTCTTGCTGAAATTGAAATTTCTTCACCGTGAAAATAGTAGTGCGGATTGTGTTGAACTTCTTTTGAGAATTGTCCTAAGGTAAAACAGTAGTGTGCGGAATAGAATCTTGCTGGTACTGGTTCTGTCATCTCTCTCCAATTTGGAATTGTCTCAGGTAAGAAGAATACCGCACCTTCAGGAATAAATCTATCAAACGCCATTCTCCAAGGCTCTTGTACCCTACCCGCTGGGTCATTGTCAGGGTCAAATGATGACACATATCCTGTAAGTAATGGTTTCTTATGTCCTTTCTTTTGAAGTTGTTTAACCATGTTAATCATTTCTTCATCCCAATCAGGTGCAAACCTCATATGTGAGTCAATTTGAAGTGTATATGCTTCGTCTTTATATAGTTGTTGAACTAAGTGTCTCGCCCAACAAACACCTTCAGCTTCTTGATAAGGAATATTTAAGATTCTGAATCTATCGTCATTTTCATATTCAGATAAATCATCAAATTTATCATCAGGATGAAATTGTCTTGCAATACCAATGGTAATGTTTTGGGGGTTCTTAGCGTTTTCCAACATGTTCTTAATTGTTGGAATCAGTTGTGGGTCACGATAGGACGCAATCTGTACAAAAATTTTTGAGTTTTTCTTAGGTTTCATTATAAAAATTCCATTTATAAAAGAATATAAGTTTTTACCTAATGAAGTGAATATAAAGAATTGTTTGTACTTTATATTTATATGGAAATATTTATAGTAAATGAAATTACTTAAAACAATAGAAAAATTAATAAGAGAATCTGAGGACGCTTATAATAAAGCGTTGGAGTCTGTTGTTGACGAAAAAGAATTGGACCGTCTTGAAAAGAACTACAAGGACAGTTTAAAATTGATGAAAACCTTTCATCAGATTAACAAAAAGAATTAATACTATAACCCAAATTGTGTTTTGTTTGCGTTGTAATTTTGAATAATTTCAGATTGGGTTAGTATTTTATTATAAAATCTGTAGATTGCAATATCCATAGAACCTTCTTTACTATAAGTTCCGTTACCCTGAGCACCACCACCAAATACTAATTTACCTCCTGAGCTTGGACTCCAAGAAGTGTTGGATGAAGTACCTGTTAGTACACCATTTACGTATAATCTAGTTTGATTTAATGTTTGGTCCCATACCGCAACCCATTGTTGCCATGATGCTGTTGATGACCAAGAAGGTCCTGCCGAACCTCCACTATTTTTTAATAAACCACCCGAATAAAACCCACTAGAAAAATAACTACCATAAATCCCATTCATTACAAAATTTCCAACAGGATTTTTTATCCATAATTCCATAGATATATTTACATTTCCCAATAAATTACCACTTGTTACATTTATAAAACCAAAATCATCAACATTATCAAAACTAATGAAACCACCATTAGCCGAATTAAATGTTGGTGAATTTAATAAAGTCATATTACTTCCATATCCACTTATATCATTCCAAGTACTTGAACCTGATGTATATGAATTTGGGTCTGAAGCATCTAAAAAAAGAACTAACCCTGAATTTACAGGAAATGCGGTTGGTTGATATATTGGAAGTTGTGAATTATATAAATTAACAATATCGGTTGCGGATAATTCTCTATTATATAAATTAAAAGAGCCAACGTTCATATTGGTAGCAGAATTGACACTATCACTTCTAGTTCCCATAGTTAGTCTATTATGTGTATTCCAAGACGAAACACCATTAGCTACTAAAGTAATCATATTCCAAGAACCTGTTGTATTTGTTCCATCTGATACTACACTAGAAGTATTACCAGATGAAATAAGAGTTCCATTTTTATATAATTTAATTCCTGAATTTCCTGTTCCTCCCCAGTATTGGTAATTATTAAGATTACTTTGTCTTCTTACTCCCCATCCTTGTAATAATCCAGCCTCTTCAGCATTATATGAAAAATATGTTTCCCAAGTATTGGTACTATTAACATACATCCAAATATTGGCAGTTATTGTTGTATAATTTTTTAATGTTGAATCTGTTAAAAGAATATAATCATCAACACCATCAAGATTAATATTACCATTGTTAATCGCATTTAAATAAGGACCATTAATCAAACTAAAACTTGACGTGTTTAATAAACCATTATTTGGGATTGTTAAACCAGCCGCAGTTACAGGAAACGATGAAAATGGGTTTGCAGTGGTTCCATCTTCTAGTTGAAATTCTGTGAGTACATATTGAGTATTAGCAGCATAACTTCCAGCAATATATAAAAAATTTTTAGAAATATTATAAGTAAAAGTTTGGGTATATTTTTGCCAAGTAGTTGTAACTGGAAAATTCCCATAGCTCCAACTACTTACATCTCCACTTCCGTTTTGATTATTCCAATTAATATCAAAATTAGGTCCCGATAAGACTTTACCCCAAAAAGAAAAAGTATAAGTTTGTCCTGTAACTAATAATCCGCCCGGACCATAAACTGGATTAGTATATCTACCCCAAGTAAACCCACCTCCTAAATTTTGTAAAGCCTTCGTTGATTTAGAACCAACATAAGGACGGTCATTTGTTATATCCGCAATACTGATAGTACCACCATATGCCACCCAACCAATTGTGGTTCCATAAGCAAAATCACCATTAGCAAAATAATTGTTTACCTTAGGACAAAAATCTAATACTAACCCACTAGTTATTGACCCACCGTAAGGTAATTCATTTTTTAACATGGAATAGATTCCTGAATCTAACAACCAATTTATTGCAGTAGTAGTTCCTGTAAATGGTGTTGAACCTACTCTATCTGGTAACCCGTTAATTATTGTTAATAAACTTGTATTGGTAAAATCACCCGTTCCCCACATTAAAGGTGGGTTAGAATTTTTTATAATAACATATTGATAAGACGAATCAACACTATTGTAAAAAGTAGCGTTTGCCGCACCTGCACCCCAGTTTGCGGGACCAACACCTACAAGGATGTTGGACTGTTTTGCCGTGTTTGGTGGTTGTACTGAACCTGTCTTATATGCTATTGGTTTGGACATAATGATAAATACCAATTTAAAGATTTACAAACCTTAAATTGGGTTTGGGTCTGTCCATTCTGGTGTTGCCAAAATTGTTAATATTTCATCATAGGTGTAAGGACCTTCTTTTGTTGTCATTGTTGCAACAAAATCTGGCGCTTCACCGTCCCATTTAATTAATGTCTTAGTTTCATTAACTGACTTTCGTAATGTAGTTGCTGATGTTTCTAAAACCTCATCAAAATTAATTTTGTTAATTTCACTTACGTTAAAAATTAAAAAATTGCGTTCATCGTATATTTGTATCATAATTTTATTTATTAAAGTCCATATTGTGCTTTTGTAGCATTATAATTTTGTAATAATTCGGCATTTGTTAATTGTCTGTTGTAAATCATTACTTTAAATATTTTTCCTTTATATGTTCTACCCATAAAGGTATGTGAAAGAGTACTTACGTTTCTATTACCTATTGCACCCACATAGAAATTTTGGTCTAATGTTCTATTATTTGGAATAATATAAAACCCATTACCATCTAATGGTAAATTAGATACACCATTTATCATAAATTGGTTAAGATAACCAGTTTGATAATCGTTAGCATCTGCAGCTCCCGCAATATAAGGTGGTGGTACAGCACCTCTAAAAGATTTAAAATTAGTACCATACCATCTTAAAGCACCATCACCTGTAGCATTAACACCCACTAAAGCTGCCAATCCAGGAATATCGTTATCCATTATACCCCAAAAACAAATGGTACCCGCATATGTTGAAGTAAATTGAACGTAATCATCCACACCATCAAATACTAATGCTCCTCCATTTGTTGTGCTATATGAAGTCCCATTTATTAATGTTCCGTTATTGTTATATCCACTCAAATCATAAATTGTTGTTCCTTCACCACCATAACAATTTGGATTTGAAAAATCGTAATAAACTGTTAATCCTTGATTAACTATAGATTGGGATGGGAGATAAATTGGTACTCCAGCACTATATATATTTTGAATTTCCGTATTTGATAACACCCTATTATAATAATTAAAAGTATAAATGTTACCTTTAAAAGGATATTGTTGACCACCAACACTAATTACACTATTAGAACTTACACCGGCACCACCACCTTCTACATTAGTTTGCAAAACACCATTGATATAAATTTTAGTATTATTATAGAGTGTTGTAGCGTTATTTCCACCAACCCCATTAAAGGTAATAGCCATATGTAAAGGAACATTATCTTGGATAGCGTTATTTAACACATAATATCCACCACCATTAGCCGATGATACCCAATAAAAATAAAAAGCACCAGTTCTAGGAACATGTGATAATCCCCAATTTGAACCTCCAGCACCAGCCAATTCAAACCATCCGTAATTATTATTAGACGCCCCTGTTCCCCATTCAAACCAACTTTCAATAGTGAAAGTTTTATCATTCCAAGTTGAGAATCCTATAGGATAAGTAATTCTATCATCCACACCGTCAAAATTGTATGACCCACCATATTTTCCACCAAAATAAGCACCATTAATTAAAGACCAATTTCCAGTGTTTATTAAACCTGTGTTTTGTGGAGTGTAATTAGGAAATGATGAAAAAGTTGTTGATGTTGAACCTTCTTCAATTTGAAATTCAGTAAAAATAGACACACCAGCGACATTATAAAAATAAAATTGAGTTCTAGCGTCGTTATATAAAAAAGTATAATTATACTTTCTCCAAGTACCATCTATTGTAGTACTTGGTAAAACAGTTCCGTTCCAAGGATATGAAAAATTGTTTAATTCTCCCAACCCATTTTGGTTATTCCAAATAGGTCCTTTATCAAATCCAATATCCCCGCTAGTACCATCTGTTTTTCTACCCCAAAACGAAAATGTGTATGTTTTACCTACTTCCATTAAATTAGTTGTATACATTACATTACCACCATTTGTAATTTGTAATGCTTTAGTAGTTTTAGAACCAACATATGGTTTATTATTTGTAATATCAATTACAGTAGATGAACCACCATAAGAACCAAAATAAAAAGGATATCCAGATTCTGTGTTGTTAAAATCTCCATTAACAAATAAATTCTTTTGTGTTGCATTAAATCCCGCAGCCAATCCACTAACAACAGGACCACCGTAAGGTTGTTCATTTTTTAACATAGAATAAGTTCCTGAACCCAACAACCAATTTATTGCAGTACTAACACTTGTAAATGGTGTTGAACCTACTCTATCAGGTAAACCATTTATTATTGTTAATAAACTTGCATCAGTGAAATCACCTGTTGCCCACATTGCTGGTGGGTTAGTATTTCTTATAATCACATATTGATAAGATGAATCAACACTATTATAGAAAGTTGCGTTTGCCGCACCCGCACCCCAGTTTGCAGGACCAACACCCACAAGAATATTGGATTGTTTTGCCGTGTTTGGTGGTTGGATTGAACCCGTTTTATATGCTATTGGTTTCGGCATTATAGTCCAAATTGTGTTTTTATTGAGTTAAAGTTTTGTTGTACTTCAGTATTAGTTAATGGTCTATTATATATTCTAACAATATTAACTGTTGAATTACCAAATTCTTGTAAATTTTGAGATGGTACTTGAGCCCTAACACCACCTATAGTAACATCACCACCAGGGTTGGGTGAATAGTTAGCCGTTGTTCTACCTAAATATTGACCATTTTTATAATACTGGTTTCCACTTCCATCCCAAACAACCACCACATGAACTAAACCACTGTTATTTACACTAATAGTAGCATCTCCACTATTATTTCTAGCCATAATATTTGTAGGTTTAACACCAACACCAAAACCCCAATTTGAACCGTATTGACCTTGAGCAAGTATATTTCCCCCGTTTGTTGAGGTGGTCATCACTAATTCAACTGTCGGTCTTGAGGCGTTTACACTTCCATTACCTGGAATTATGATATAATCATCAACACCATCAAAAACTAATCCTCCACCATACGTTGAACTGAACGCGACACCATTATATAAAGTACCATTATTTCCATACCCACTTAAATCATATATTGCCGTCCCTGAACCGGGATAACAGTTTGGATTTGTAGCGTCTAAATAAAGCGTTAATCCTTGATTAATCATTATACTATTACTTGCTTGATATGTTGGTAAACCAGCGGTGTATAAATTTTCAATTTCAGTTACAGACAATTCTCTATTATATAAATTAAATAAACCAACTTTATAATTAGTCGCCGAATTTAAAGAGTCACTTCGAGTTCCCAAAGTAAGTCTATTATGTGAATTCCAAGAAGAAACTCCAGTAGCAACTAATGTAATCATTGCCCATGAACCTGTCGTATTTAAATCGTAAACATAACTCCATGTTGAATTACTACTTCCAACAAGAGAACCATTTTTATAAAGTTTAATACCCGAATTTCCCGTTCCACCCCAATATTGAAAAGTGTTATCACCACTTCGTCTTAAACCCCAACCTTGAGTTAATCCTGCTTCCTCGGCATTATATGAGAAATATGTTTCAAATGTTGATGTAAAACTATTAATATACATCCAAATATTTGCGGTTATTGTTGTATAATTTTTTAATGAAGCATCAGTTAAAACAGCATAATCGTCAATCCCATCAAAATTAAACACACCACCCTGATTTGTATTGAAATAAGTACCATTAGCTAAAGATAAACTAGATGTATTTAATAAACCTTCATTAGTTGGTTTCATTGAGAGACTATATAAATTATAAACAGAAGGGATTGCATAATTTGTTGCTGTTGAACCTTCTTCTAATTGTAATTCAGTAAATAATACTGGACTAGTTGGACTCCTAAAAGAAGGAGTTGAAGGAGAATAAACATAAAAATAAAATTGAGTTCTTACAGCATTTAAAGTAAAAGTAAAAGAAAATTTTGTCCAACTTGTAGGAAATATGCCTGAACTAGAGGGTAAATATCCAACCCAAGAATTAGTTTCTCCGCTACCAAATTGATTATTCCATGTTAAAAGCGCATCACTAGGAATATCCCCAATTGCTTTTACCCAAAAGGAAAACACATATTGTTTTCCAACTTCCATAGCAATACCTGAATAACATCCGAATCCTCCTCTGATTGCTGTTTTTGTAGTACTTCCTGGATAAGGAGGGTCATTAGTTATATTATAACTTGCGTATCCACCATAATCATACCATCCTATAAAATCAGGATAAGTTGTCGCATTAAATATATTTTTACCTGTTGATGGTCCATTTACAGATATTACTAACCCGTTAGTAATAGGTTCACCATAAAGTTGTTCACTTTTCAACATGGAATAAACTCCTGTTTCAAATAACCAATTTATCGCAGTATTTACGTTTGTAAAAACGGTCTGATTAATTCTTTCAGGTAAACCATTAATTATTCTTAATAAACTTGTATCAGTAAAATCACCAGTAGCCCACATTGCCGGTGGATTAGAATTTTTTATAATAACATATTGATAAGATGAATCAACACTATTATAAAAAGTCGCATTTGCAGCACCAGCTCCCCAATTTGAAGGACCAACACCCACAAGAATATTGGATTGTTTTGCAGTATTTGGAGGTTGGATTGTTCCCGTTTTATAGGCAATTGGTCTTGGCATTGTAATAATAAATACCACAAAATGTTTTCCTTTAATCATTTCTTTCGTATTTTTATTCCAAATGGAAAAAGTAATCTTAACAGGTTCAAAAGGTTTTATCGGGTCTAATTTGAAAGTAGAATTAGAAAAACAATTTGAGGTTATTGAAATTAATGAGGATGTATTTAATTCTCACACATGGAAGTCAGATGTCTCAAATTTATTTTGGTTAGACATTAAATCTGTATTTCACGTTGGCGCTTGTTCAAACACATTAGAACAAGACGTTAATTATATGATGTTGGTTAATTATGAGTTTAGTAAACACATATCAAACATTTGTAAATCAAAAAAAATTCCTTTGATTTATTCGTCATCAGCAGCAAATTATGGAACCAATAATGAATTCCCATCTAACTTATACGGGTGGAGCAAATATATTGCCGAAGATTACATTATTAATAATGGTGGAATTGCACTTAGATACTTTAATGTGTATGGACCAGGTGAAGAACATAAAGGAATTATGTCATCTGTCGCATATCAAATGCACAAAAAGAATTTATCAGGTGATGAAATTAAATTATTTCCTGGTAGTCCAAAAAGAGATTTTATATATGTTAAAGATATTATATCAGCAAACATATTTGCATTTGAAAACTATAAAAAGTTATTGGGTAAGTTTTATGATGTTGGTTCAGGCGTTGCAGAATCATTTGAAAAAATATTGAATATTATGAAAATTGATTTTGGATACACATCAAAAGATATAATTCCAAAAGGTTATCAATTTTATACTTGTTCCAATAAATTAAAATGGATGAAGGGTTGGGAACCAAAATACACACTTGAAAAAGGATTAACTGAATATATGAATTATTTAAAATGAGAGACGATTTTGTAAACTTTCTAAGACCATATGGTGTTTTAGATACTAAAGTTAGATTGGGTAGTAATAATGATGGTGGTTATATTGTAAATCAAACAATATTGGACAAGGCTGATGTGTTGTACACATATGGTGTTGAATATAATTGTGATTTTGAACTAGATTTTCACAATAGAACATCTAAACCTGTTCATTTATATGACCACACCGTTGATTTTACACACCCTAACGACAACTTAATTTTTCACAAAGAAGGATTAAGTCACATAAAAGAAAACGATAAAAAACATTTTTTTGACCATCTTAAAGAAAATGGTGATGAAGATAAAAATGTTTTTTTAAAAATTGATGTTGAGGGTGCCGAGTATGAATTCTTTGAAAATACCAATATTGAAGAACTATCAAAAAATGTGATTGGTATTGTGTTGGAAATACATTGGACTGGTGATGTTAATGAATATCGTCCAAGAGCAACCAAAATTTTAGAAAAAATTACAAACCATTTTACTTTAACACATTTACACGGAAACAATTCCGCACCAATGATTGGTTCATGGTGGATTGCGGTACCTGATACAATGGAGTTAACATTTATTAATGATAGATTGTTTGAAGCATTTCATTTTGATAGAGGTCAATGGCCAACAGAATTGGATATGCCAAATAATCCAGAACTTCAAGATTTTCCATTAGTTTGGATATGTTAATTTGATTTATTATTATTTAATTTATGAGAAAAATTTGGCATACAAGAAACGAATTTTTATGGAACGTACCAGCTCAAGAAGTTGGAGATGCGGTATACTTTGATTTGTCAGAATGTTATTCAATGGGCGATGCTCTTTGTTCAACCCCCACTATTAAAAAAGTTTCAGAAGCATATGGTTGTAAGTTAAATCTAATTACGAAACATCCTGAATTGTTTAAACACAATCCATATATTAAAAACACTTATCGTCCCGATTCAATTAACTTTGACTACCTAAGAGAAAACTTCCTAATCCATAGTTCTTTCTATAATGTTGGTAGACAAAATGATAAAGGAGTTCAGTCAAAACATGCTAGAATTGATATTCGTCAATTCCATGCCATGAATTTAGGTTTTAACTTATTACCCACTGAAATGGAATGTGAATATTATTCAGACCCATTTGAACCTATTGAAGGTTTACCTGAAAAATATGTATTGATACATCCAGCAACCACGTGGCAATCTCGTACTTGGGATTTTGATAAATGGCAATCAGTAACAACCAAATTAAATGAAATGGGAATTGCTGTTGTTTCAATTGGTAAAGACACAGATGAAGTTGGTTTTTGGCATATTGAAAAGAAAGGATTTGATATTGATATTAAATTAGGGTTGAACTTAATGAATCAAACAAATATCTCTCAGGCTTGGCATTTAATTCAAAATTCAATTTGTTTTATAACAATGGATTCAGGATTGTTACACTTGGCAGGTACAACAGACGCTCACATTATTCAACTTGGTTCTTCAATTAACCCATATTGGAGGATTCCATATAGAAAAAACTCACAACAATATAAGTTTCATTATGTTGGTGGTGGTTGTGATATATTTTGTGCTTCAGAATTAAAATATGGTATTGAGGAGTGGGGTTCAATTCAAGGTGTTGCACCTTTGATTAATTGTTTAGAGAAAAAAGAAACTTTTGAATGTCATCCGAGTGATGAACAAATTTTCAAAAAAGTAATAGAAATTTATGGAACAGGAAATTAAAATAAAAGTAGATTTTCATCTTGGCGCCAAAGTTGAGATTGTTGGTGTTCCCGATAAGGAATATCCTGAAGATGAAACTTATGAAGTTTTATTCTTAGATAATAAAACAAATAAACTTTTACATTCAGACACTTTAAAACCAAATTATTGGACAAAAACCGCAATCAATTATTATGTTGAATGGAAAGTGGTTGTTATGAAAAATGGTTTGGGAATTATTCATGAGGAAGTTTTAGATTTAAAAGATAAAGATGTATTAATCGCAATTACAAACACACCAATTGGTGATAATTTGGCTTGGGTTGAATATGTTAAAGAATTTGGTAAAATTCATAATTGTAATATTACATTCCAAACTTTTATTCCTTCAATATTTGAAAAATCTTATAGTGATTTTACAATTGTTCGTGGTGATACTTACGAATTTAATGATTCTAAATTTTACGCAACTTATAAAATATCATACGGCATTCCAAATGAAGAACATATCAATTTACGTAAGTTATTATTTAAGAAAAAATATCTTCATTTTGATGACTTAACATATTGGAAAAAAAATGAATCACCGTATCATCCATCATTAATCCCTCTTCAACATTTTGCACCATCAGTACTTGGTTTAGAATTAAAAGAGATGAGACCTCATTTAATTTGTGAAAATAATGAAAGACCAATTCAAAAAAAATATGTCTGTATTTCTGAATTTGCGTCAGGTGAAATTAAACAATGGAATAATAAAGTTGGTTGGCAAACTTTAGTAAATGAATTAACTTCATTAGGTTATGAGGTGGTTTCAATTTCAAAAGAAAAAACTGACTTAAAAAAAGTTACAAAAAGAAATGGTAATTTACCATTAACTGACCGTATGTGGTATCTACATCATTGTGAGTTTTTTATTGGTGTGAGTTCAGGTCTTGCTTGGTTAGCATGGGCATGTGGTAGAAAAGTAGTTATGATTTCTGGTGTGACAAAAGCAACCAATGAATTTACTGAAGATTGTATAAGAGTAATCAATGAAGATGTTTGTCATGGTTGTTGGAACTCTGAAAAACATGCCGATAAATTTACTGTGTTTGAAAAAACATTATGTCCCGAAAATAAAAACTGGGAGTGTTCAAGAAAAATATCACCAAAAATGGTAATTGATAAAATAAAAGAAAATAATTTAATATGACGGATTTTAATAATATAAATTGTACTATAAACTTTGTTGACGGTGTTTTTATTAACATATGGGATACTTGGAGTCACAGGTATCTTGTTGAGGTTTATGAAAATTACGGAAATGATTGGGCGTTGGTCAATCATAACATAATGTCCCCCGAAAATTGGTTTGTACATTTAGGTAAAAAATTTAGAAATCAGTGGAGAGTTAAAATTTGGGGTTGGAAAAATAACTATCCAGTATTAGTTACTCAACATACATTTAATGAATCAGATAAAGAAGTAGCCTTAACATTTGATACTGACTCATATAAAGAGTCATGTACGTGGGCAGAACAATCAATTGATTATCGAGATAAAGTAAGAACAAATCTTACAATATATTCAAAATTTTCAGACAGATTATCACAACAATATGTTGATTCTAAAATAACATTCTTACCTTTAACCGACATTAGTAGATTAAATACAAAATACTATTCAAGATTTAAAATTGGTAGGTTTAACATTAAACGAGAATCTTTAGGTGAATGGGGAAGTGGTTTTTTATTTTGTAGTAACCATACAAAACCAAACGTATCATCAGAACATAAAAATAACTGGTTACCATTTAACTCAAGAGAACTTTTTAACGATATAATGAATTTATGAGTACAATTATAGGAATACATCACGGAGGTCACGATTCATCAGTTGCATTAGTAATTGATGGTAAATTAGTTTGTGCTATTGAAGAAGAAAAATTAACAGGTATTAAAGCAATACATAGTTATTGGGCACACCCAATTAAAGGTTTAGAGTTCATTGAAAAGAACTTTGGTGTTACATTGGAAAATTGTGACCATGTTGCTTTTGCATTACCAAAACACTATAAGATTGAAGATGATAACATATGTTTAATTGATAAAACAACTAGTTATTCACACCATAAATGTCATGCTTTAGGAGCATATTTTACATCAGGATTTGAGGGTAAAGTATTGGCTGTGAGTCATGATGGTCAAGGTAATAGAAGTAGAGGAAAAGTTTACTTATGTGACAATGGTGACTATGAAGTTGTTAGTTCACAAAACGTTCCAACAACCACATCATTAGCTGGTTTGTGGGGAAGAGTAACCGTATTACTTGGTTGGCAGATGTTTAAAGATGAAGGTAAAGTCGTTGGTATGGCATCTCATGGTAAATACAATGAAATGTTGTACAACTATCTTAAACACATTATAAAATATAATGGTGACTTAACATTTGGACCATCAAATTCTGAAACATTGTTTGATTTTATTTTTGTTGATAAATTAAAAAATTCAGGTTATTTTGATTCTGAAGAAAATAGAAATGACTTAGCATTTTGTTTAGAAAAACACACCGAAGAATTAATGTGGCAATATCTTAGAGATTTGAAATCCAGATATCCTGATTATAATAAAGTAACATTTAATGGTGGTTTATTTGCTAACGTAAAATTAAATCAATCCATCAATAGTTTTAATTTCTTTGAGGAGATTTACATACACCCTTCAATGGGTGATGGTGGTTTGTCTACCGGTGCTGCGTTGTGTAAAGCAAATGAACTTGGTGAATTGTTATTACCACTTAAATTAGATAATGTATTTTTTGGTTCAGAATTTAATGGTGACGATTGGATGTCAGAAATAAATAACTATCCAGGTCAAATTTATTTTGAACCTTCTTCACATAGTAGAGTTGCCGAATTAATAGATGAAGGAAAAGTTGTTGGTTTATTTTATGGTAAAACAGAGTATGGTCCAAGAGCGTTAGGTAATAGAAGTATTGTTACTAGACCTACCGACACCAAAACACACGTATTGTTAAATAAAAAATTAAGACGTAATGAAATTATGCCATTTGCACCAAGTGTGTTAAAAGAACATATTAATACTATCTTTCACGCAGATAGGTCACTATACGCAGCAGAATTTATGACATTGTGTTATGACACCAGAAAAGAATGGGTTGATAAGATTCCAGCAGTTATTCATCCAAAGGATAAAACTGCAAGACCTCAAGCTGTTGATAAAAATAATAACCCAAATTTTCATAGTATCATATCAGAATACTATAAGTTATCCGATATTCCTGTTGTATTAAACACATCATTTAATGCTCACGGGGAACCAATCAATAACTACCCAAGTCAAGTTATAAAACATTTACTTGAAGGTTGTGTTGATTATATTGCTACAGAACATTTTATTTTTAGTAAGCTATAATGAATAACAAGGAAAAACTATTATTTTTTACACCTCACTTATCAACAGGTGGATTACCTCAAGTATTGGTAAATAAAATTTCTTTATTAAAAGATGAATATGATATTTTATGTGTTGAACACCATAATCATGCGTGGTTATTTAATGTACAAAGAAATAGAGTATTGGAACTTATTGGTGAAGACAAATTGATTACATTAGATGATAGTAGAAGAAAAGAACACTTCACTGAATTACTAACATCGTTTGACCCTGATTTAGTATGTTTAGAAGAATTTCCTGAATATTTTTTAGAGGATGAAATAACTGCGGTTGTTTATAACAAACAAAGAAAATATAAAGTATTTGAAACTACGCACGATTCATCATTTCCTGTTCAAAATAAAAGATGGTTTCCTGATAAATTTTTATTTGTTAGTCCTTTTAACGCTTTCAGATATTCAGTATATGATATACCATACGAAGTTATTGAATACCCTGTTGATTTCAAATCAAGAGACCAAGAAAAATATAAAGAATTACTCGGTCTTGAAAAAGATTGTATACACATTGTAAATGTTGGTTTATTTACCCAAAGAAAAAATCAGGGTTATTTGTTTGAAATTGCTCGTAAATTACAAGGTCATAAATTTAGATTTCACTTCTTAGGTAATCAAGCTGGTAATTTTAAAGATTATTGGGAACCTTTAATGAATAACAAACCTGATAACTGTATTGTTTGGGGTGAAAGACATGATGTCTATAACTTTTTACAAGCGGCTGATTTATTCTTCTTCGCATCAAAAGGTGACCGAAATAATAAAGAATTAAATCCAATTGCAATTAAAGAAGCGTTGGAATATAAAATGCCAATGATGATGTTTAATTTAGATGTTTACTGTGGTAAATATGACATTTATGATAACATCACATATCTTACTGGAGATATAAACCAGGATACAAACTTACTACTTAAAAAATTTAACATGGATAATTTACAAAACTTAATGCACATCAGCTACGAAAAAGATGAAAACAAAATCAATATTTTTTACAGTGGTTACGACCCAATTGATTATAAAGTATCGTTCAAATGTTTAACATCGGGAGCACCAATGTATTGGATGAATTTTAAAGCCGACTCACCTTTGGGTTGGTTTGTAATACCAATACCTCAACATATCATAAAGTTCCATCAATTGGCAACTTTTAGAGGTTTCTCACTTGATTTTTATGACCAAAATGACAATTTAAAATACAGTCACGAAATTGTTGTAAATGATATTTTTCCAAGATTACCTAAAGTAAATTTTGAACCATTTGATTGTTCATTCAGGAATTATATAGAATTCTTTAGTGATGACATTTACGGTAGTTTTAACCTAAATGATATGGATACGGTAATTGATGTTGGTGCTAATATTGGTTTATTTGCTAAGTACATGTACGCTAAAGACGCTAAAAAAGTTATTTTAGTTGAAGCGAATCCTTTATTGGATAAAAATATTAAAACAGTTTTAGGTTCTGATTATGAAAAATCACCGGTCTATTTAGCACCTTTAACAGGTAAGAAACAAAACATAAAGTTTCATTACTCAACAAAAAATTCAACAATTGGTACTCATACTTTTGATAACTCAAATCCATCGTACAGTGATTTAGATTCAACTATGGACTTAGAAACCATAACATTTGATGAGATTGTTAACGAAAATAATTTAACAAATATTTCATTATTTAAATGTGATATTGAGGGTGGTGAATATGAGTTAATTGAATCATTAACTGATGAACAAATGAATATGATTGAAAAGTTTATTATTGAGTTTCATGGTAATAATAATGGTGAATTGATACCAATGGTGGATAAGTTAACTAAATTTGGATTTGAATGTGAATTATTCACACTACATATGACTCGTAAAGATAGGGTTAGTGTTAATGAACCTCACGGTGTTTTAATCACTAAAAGAAAAAAATAATGAATATTTTTTCATTAAATAGTGTTAACAATAAGGTTACTTTTAGAACTCACGGTGTTTCTAAAGTAATAAATGATGATGAATTTCCATTAAATGTGTATTTTTCAAAATACATTAATGACGAAATTGTTTGGAAATCAACCGCAAATGACAATTGGTTTGTAGATTACAACGATTTTAATTTTAAGAATATTACTGTAACCACTAAATCAGGTAAAACTATTTTTGAGGAAAGGTTCATACCAAATAAACAAGATTTTTTACACCAAATATTCTTAACATATTGTTCATCAAACCCTAATAATGTTGGTTTGGCTATAGGAACACATGATGGTGAATATGGTGAATGGGTACAATCTGTTAAAGAAGGACACACAAACGCAATTCTTGTTGAAGCGTCTGATAAACAATTTAATGGTTTAATAAACAATTATAAATCAATTAACAACGTTAAACTAATTCAGTCTTTAATAACACCAAATGGGGATGAAGTTTCTTTCTATGAAAGTGAATCAGGTTATTTTAATTCAACAGATATTAATCATTTTGAAAAATTTAATATTACAGATATTGTTGAAACAAGAAAAACATCAATATCGTTAAAAGATTTAATTATAAATAATTTTGATACTAAACCTTTTTGGATGCACTTAGATGTTGAGGGGTTAGACGCTAAATTAATTTTATCGTTAAAAAATAATACCCATCTGTTATCTGATTTTATTATTTTTGAAAACTCAAATATTACTGATGAAGATAATGATGAGGTAAATAATTTTTTATTATCTTTAGGGTATGAACTATTTAATTACGATATTTCAACATTAGCAATTAAAAATTAAATATGGCAAACGGAGTTTATAAAATAACAGATGACTTTGAAAAAGAACTTGGTAGATATACTGGAGCACCTTATGTTGTTACATTAGATAACATGAGTAACGCATTATTTTTAGCATTGTATTATGAAAAAAATATAACCAAATCAATTCAAAGTGAAAAAATATCAATACCAAATAGAACATATCCTTCAGTTCCTTGTGAAATAATACACGCAGGATTAAAAGTTGATTTTATACCTGTTGATGGAAAAACAATTAAAGGTTCTTATCAATTAATTGGTTCAAATGTTTGGGATTCAGCATTGTCATTTACTGCTGACATGTATAAACCAAATAGTCACATGTGTATTTCATTTACAGGACCATATAAACACTTTAAACTAAGTAAAGGTGGTGCAATACTAACAGATAGTTTAGATGCGTATCACTGGTTTAAACGAGCAAGATATAGTGGTAGACGTGAATGTTCATATCATGATGATAACTTGGATATGTTAGGTTGGAACTTTTATATGATGCCTGAGTTAGCAACACGTGGTTTACTACTAATGAATCAATTCTATAATATTGATGGTACTAAAAAACAAAATAATGATTTAGAATTACCATATCCTGATTTATCAAAATTTGAAATTTATAAACAATGATTAAAGTTTTAGTTGGTAATGGTGGTCACGCTCGTGAAGTTATGTCACAAATGGGTGTTAAATTAAAAAGATTTGTTGATGACGAATATGTTAACTCAGATACATTACCATTATCTTCATTACAACCTGATAAACATGTTGTAATGGTTGCAGTTGCAAACTCTAAAGATAGATACGATATAATACAAAGATTACCAAAAAACACAAAATATTTTACATTCATACATCCCACAGCTATTATCATGGATGATGTAGAAATTGGTGATGGTAGTTTTATTGGTGCTTATTCAATATTAACAACTAATATTAAATTAGGTTCACACACATTATTAAATCGTAGTAACCATATTGGTCATGATTGTATCATTGGTGATTATTTTAGTGCAATGCCAGGTTCTATTGTTTCAGGAAATGTCACAATAGGTGATAAAGTTTATTTAGGAACTAATTCATCAATTAAAGAAAAATTATCAGTTGTTGATAATGTAACAATAGGTTTAAACACTGGTATTGTTAAAAACATTAATAAAGAAGGAATTTACGTTGGAGCAAATACAAGAATGTTATGAAAGTAAGTGTTATAGTACCCGCTTATAAATTTGCGAATTATTTAGAACAAGCGTTATTGTCCGCTTTATGGCAAAAAACAAGTTTTGAGTTTGAGGTATTAGTTAGAGATGATTTTTCTCAAGATGGTTCAGAGCAAATTATTGAGCGATTAACTAATTTTTATCCCAATTTAAAACATTTTCGTGCAACTGAAAATTTAGGTTTTCATAAAAACATACCATTTTTATTATCGCAAGCACAAGGTGAATATATCGCCTATTTAGATGGAGATGATTATTTTTTTAATGAGTATAAATTACAAAAACAAGTTGATTTTTTAGATGCAAACCCTGACTATTCAATGCATTGTACAGGTTATTGGTTATACACTAATGGTATTTATACCCCCAACAAAACTAATACATGGTTATGTAGTCCAATTAAAGACATAACAACAGAAGACTTATTTGTAGAGAATTACGTATCTTTTGGAAGAATGTTTAGAAATTACAAAGATTTAATTAAACCATACATGATGTCATTACCTTATTTAGATTATCCTGTCAATTATGAGTTATCATTAAGAGGTAAGATACGTGGTGATGAATGGGTTGGTGGTATATACAGAGAACATGGTCAAGGTGTTTTAACATCACTTTCACCTGAAGAAAAAAAACAAACACATAAATACGTAAGAGATTACCTATATAACAGACACAATCAAATGAAAAATAAAACAATTACAATCATAGATTCTTTTGTTCATAACAAAGAAGTTGAAGTTAAATTATCACAATTTTTGGATATTTTAAAAGGAAATAATCAAGATACTTTATTAGTATCTAACACAATTATTAAACCTGAAATTTTATCCAAAACAAACTATTACTTATACGACTCAAATAATAAATTGTTTGAAAATGATTATACAAATGTTAGTAATGTGACTTTATATCATTTGAGAGATGATATTGATATTTTTGATGTTATGCCAGGTTTACAAAGACATGGTCTACCTGTATTAGTTAATCTATTCAATTCTTTAATATTTGCAAAGTCATTAGGTTATACCCACTTTCAAAGATTAGAAGTTGATGATAAACTTTCAGAGTCATCTTGGGATTACATAAATACCGTACCATCATTGTGTCACGACAATGGTAAAAAAGGATTGTTTTATTTTAATGAAAATGACTCAAGAAAAGATGTTTCGTTTCACTATTTTTACTGTGAGATTGAGTATTTTTTACAAATCATTAAACGAATTACATGTGAACAAGATTATGTAAATTATTTAATGGATAGGTTTGGTAATTTAGATTTTAAAATTGCCGAAGAATATTTGTATCAGAATATTATTGATAATGATATTGACTCACACATTTTAAGAAAAACTGGTGACCAACAAACAATTGATTTTGAAGGTACCTTATGGAATACTGAGACTTCAATTAGTAACATATCCCCCAAGTATGAAGGTTGTTCAACAAGAATATATAAAGTATATAGAAATATTGATAGTGTAAAAACATTAACAAACTATTTGGCTGTTGTATCTTACAACTATACAGATACACCAAAAAATAGAGTTGTTATATCATATTTTAATGACGGAACTGAACAAACATTTAATCAATCTGTTAGTGGAAAACATAGTTGGTCATACTATATTCCAAAAGATGGTTTAGAAAAAATTGATGTGTATGAAGATGGTAGATTTCTATATTCTGAAACAAATAACAATGTATATGCTAACATGTATATTAAATGATATCATTAACCATTACAACGTGTAAAAGATTTTCATTGTTTGAAAGAACAATAAATTCTTTCTATAATAATTGTGTTGACCGTGATTTGATATCACACATCTTTCATTATGATGATTCATCTTCAGATTTTGAAAGGAAAGAAATGTTTCTTTTATTAAAGAAATTATTTCCAAAGGTGATGTTAACATCAATAACATTTCAACCTTCAGATTTTAATACCAGAAAAAGACATTTGGAGATTATGAAAGTTTGGAAAACAAACAATGAAAAATTTAATTTTGATTATGTGTTTCATTTAGAGGATGATTGGTTATTTCAACAAAATTTTAGATTATTAGATGGTATTAATTTATTAAGTAATAATGACGATATTGCATTAGTTGGCTATTCATGGGAAAAAAAGATATTCCCACCAGAATTATTTACACCAAGAATAATTGGTGATTTTTGGGAATGGTATTATTCTGAAAAACACGAATTAAATGAACCATTATTTTTAGATGAGGTTGAAATGAAATACTTACCTGAAGGTGATTGGGTTAAAGTAATCAATTGGCCATACTTTGGATTTAGACCAGCAATACATGATATTAAAAAATTAAAAACTATTGATAATTTTAATGGAAATATGGATTCATTTGAATTAGAATTCGCATTAAGGTTTGCAAAAAAATACAAATCATTTTTACATTTGGAAAGAATTTGTTATCATATAGGTATTCATAATTCATCATACAACTTAAACAATTCAGAAAGATAAAATGGAAAACTTTTTATGGGTTACAATTGGTGACCAACAATTTAGAACCGCTCAAACAAAACACATACCTAAAGCCTTTTCAATAATATTAAAAGACTTTGAACAAATTATTGAGATTGGTACTTTTACAGGTGCTTTTACATATTGGTTATCAGAAAATAAATCTGATTCATGTAAAATAATATCATACGATAATAATCCTGATTATTTACAAGTTAATAATATTAAAGATACCACCTTAAGAGTTGCCGATTGTTTTGATGTTGACGTGATTGGTGAAATAAAATCATTAATTAGTCAACCAAAAAAAACATTATTATTATGTGATGGTGGTGATAAAGAAACTGAATTTAAATTATTCTCAAGGTATCTTAAAACGGGTGATGTTGTTATGTTACATGACTATGAAGAAACACCCGAAGAGTACGAAAAAATAAAAACCGAATTAGATTGGCCAACAATTTCCGAATCTCATTATAAAAATTTAGAAAGATATCTTCCCGAATTAAAATTAAGACCATATCTTTATAATGAATTTAAACAAGTCCTTTGGGGGAGTTTTATTAAATGTTAAAACAAGAAAAAATATTAATCAATATTAATAATATTGATGTTGAAACTGCTATAAATAATGCAATTTTAAAAATTAATTTTACAACATTAGGGTTAAATGACCAACAACAAACAATATCTGTAAAGATATCAGACCCGTATTTTGATATACCATACTCACCCGAAATTATTAATGTAAATTGTATTGATGGTCCAAATTATTTTGTTAATTTTACGATTGGTAGTCATTTTGGGAAACATAATAGATTGGGTTTTAAAGGTGGGGTACATTTAAGATGTTATATAGAAGATTATTTAGTTTTTGAAAAAAAGTTTTTCTTTTATAAGAACTATCTACCATTAAGAAACATATCACAACAATATCCAATGAATTATAAACGATTATGGATTATTGGTGATTCAAATGTGTGGGGAACTTTTGGTAATGATGAGTACACCCCTGAACCAATACATGATTATTTACCCATAAGGTATAGTCACCCCTCACTAAGTTTACATAGATTTTTAAATAAAGATAATAAATCATTTATTGATTTATTACCCATAGAAGATGGCGATATTATAGCCTTTTATTTAGGTGAAATAGATACTAGATATGGTCTACCTAAATCATCTCAAGAAAAAAATACTTCAATTTCTCATTTAACAAATAAGTTATTATTTAAATATAAAGAATTTCTACAGACTTTTATTTCCAAACATCCAAATAATAAAGTGATTGTTATGTCCCCAAACCCACCAATTAAAAATGGTTTAATTGATGAAGAAAAAGAACGTCAATTAATTAAAGGAACAAATAATGAAAGAAAATATTGTGTTGATTCATTTGATGAGTTTTTTTCTAATGAAAATTTTCTATATTTTAATTGGAAAAAAGATTATACTGATAATTTTGGGTTTGTTGACCCAAATTTTTTATTTGATAATGATTTTCACATAAAAGAATATAACCAAATATTAAAATCATTTAGCGAATTTATTAAAACAATATGAAAATAACACAAGTAACACCAGGTCTTATATCAATACCTCCAAATGGTTGGGGAGCAATTGAAAAAGTAATATGGAACTATAAACTTCAATTTGAAGAAATGGGTCACGTATGTGATATTAAATACTTAAATGATGTTGATGTAAATAATACAGATATCATTCATTTACACGTTGCCAATTTAGGTATTGAAGCTCAAAAAAGAGGTATACCATACATCTTTTCATTACATGACCATCATGTTGTTAGACATGGTAAAGATTCTCATACATATAAACAAAATTTAGAAGCCATTAAAGGTTCAATAGTATCCTTTACACATGCAGAATTTTTAGTTGATTACTTTGAGGAAACTGATAAGTTATTTTATTTAACACATGGTGTTGATACCAAGTTTTTTGATTTACCTTATAAGGAAGATTTTAAACACAAATTATTATGTATAGCAAATAATGGTTATGCTGATGACCAAACCATAGATAGAAAAGGATTTAGATACGCTATTGAAGCCGCTAAAGAATTAAACATGGATATTACAATTGTTGGTCCTCCTAACAATATGAATTTTTTCAACGCAAATCCTGATTTATTGGAGTACGGTAAATTAAACATAATTTCTCACAATCCAAGTGAAGAAGAATTATTAAAAATAATTGAAGAGCATTCAATATTCCTTCACCCATCAGAATTGGAAGCTGGTCACCCAAATTTAACATTATTGGAATCAATTTCATGTAGAGTACCTGTTGTTGGGACATATGATGGTAACCACAAAATTGAAGGTTTGTATAAAGTAGAAAGGTCAACTGAATCAGTTAAAAAAGGTATATTGGAAGTTATTGAGAACTATGCTCATTATATGATTAATACCGAAATTGATAGAAAATATTATGATTGGTCAACAGTTTGTACAAGATTGTTAAACATGTATGGTGATGTTCTTAAAATACAAAAAGAATATACTTCTGATATTACCAAAAATTTATTTATTAAAGCGTTTAACGAAACAAAAGATTTAAAACCAATGTTAAATGAAAAATTGGCAATAAATGTACATTTTGTTGATGGTCCAACTGTTGATGTTCAAAGTAATCTTGACGATGAATATACCGTAGATTTTTTTGAAGATGATAACACACTAACATATACTTCAAAAATAAGAAGTAATATGTGGACAAAATCAAATAAGAAATTTCATAAAGATTGGAGAATCAGAGTTTCTAATTCATCAGGAACAATACTTAACCGTAAGTTTCCTTTTGAAGGTATGAGAGTTTATATTGCAATTGATTCAAGTTCGTTAGGTGATTCAATTGCTTGGGTACCATATGTTGATGAGTTTAGAAAAAAACATAAATGTCATGTGATTTGTTCAACTTTCAAGAATTTTTTATTTGAAAAATCATACCCTGAAATTGAGTTTGTTACGCCAGGTATTGAAGTTAAAAACATATACGCAATGTATAAGTTGGGTTGGTTTTATAATCGTGATTTAGAACCTACATTACCTAATACAATACCATTACAACAAACCGCTAGTAATATTCTTGGGTTAGAATTTAAAGAAATTAAAACAAATATTGATTTTATACCAAAAGAAAAACCTTACCCTGAAAAGTATATTTGTATTGCAACCAACTCAACCGCTGGTTGTAAATATTGGAACAATCCAACAGGATGGGTTGATTTAATTAGACATTTTAAATCATTAGGATATAAAGTAATTAATATCTCACAAAATGGTGATAAATACGAAGGTGCCGATTCATTAGAAGATGACTCAATTGATAATACAATGAATGTAATTTATCACAGTCAATTTGTTGTCGGTCTTTCAAGTGGATTATCTTGGTTAAGTTGGGCTTTAGGTAAACACGTTGTGATGATTTCTAATTTTACAGAACCTGACCATGAATTTACTTCAAATTGTACAAGGATTATAAATATGTCAGTATGTAATGGTTGTTGGAATAATCCCATGTTCTTATTTAATAAAGGAGATTGGAATTGGTGTCCTGAACATAAAGATACTGAAAGACAATTTGAATGTCATAAATCTATAACCGCAGATATGGTTATATCACAAATACAAAATTTATTATGAATATAGAAGTATCACATGGAGAAATTGTTGACAAATTAACAATTCTTCAAATTAAAAAGGAAAATATTACCGACCCAAATAAATTAGATAACATCATAAAAGAGTATGAGTATCTTTTATCTGTGGTTGAAAATGATTTGGGTATTTCAACTTTATCACCTGAGTATTTAGAATTATTGTCAGTTAATAAAGACCTTTGGGTTATTGAAGATGATATTAGGGACAAAGAAAGACAAAAAGAATTTGATGAAGAATTTGTTAGTCTTGCTCGTTCAGTTTACTATACTAATGATGTTCGTGCTAAAATTAAAAAAGAAATTAATTTGAAGTTTTCTTCAGGATTTATTGAAGAAAAATCTTACAGTGATTATCTGTAAGGTGTTCCACCTACCCAAAATACCAAACTTTTTCTAATACCTTTTGTTACGGGTGTAACCCTATGCATAATACAACTTGGGAATATTGTCATACTATATTGTTTTCTTTCCACTGTTTTAATCTCACCACCAGGCCATAGTTCCAAATCACCACCTTCATATTCGTCAGGATTTGTTAACAGTACCGACATAGACACTTTTCTTTGAGCACTAGGACCATGTCCTGTATCTATGTGCCAACCATATTCACCATCGTCTTCATATTCAGTGTATTGAATAGGTTCTCTCGCCATAATTAATTCAAAATTCCAAAGTTGACCATTAACTGATTGGATGATTTTCATTAATTTGGTAAATAACCACATAGTTTCATTTGTTGGGTATATCCATTTAACATTACTTTTTCTAACATCTTTGTTAACCTCACCAACAAAATTTTCATTTACAATTCTTCCTTCTTCATACTCTAAAGAATTAATTATATTAATTAATTCATCAATTTCAGGTTGTGAAAATTGGTCATCAACATTTGCGTGCTTACCTATATCAATTGTTGGTGGGTATGGAAATATCGGTATTTTACTTGACATAAATAAAGTATATTAAATAAAATCTATTAAGTAAACTTGCAAATTAAAATTATGAAACTCTAATGTAAACAGTCCCACCATTTGCAACATTAATAATTGCTCCGGTAGTTAATAGACCCGGAAATGTAGTTGGTGAACCAGGAAAAGCGGTGAAACCAGCACCAGTGTCATAATCAACATTTACCGCTGGTGTAAATGGTGGTGCACCAGCATTTAAATTAACCTGTAAATCTATTTGATACCAATGGGGTTGGTTACCAGCGGTCCCCCCTCGAATCATTGCATTAATTTGTGTTTGTGTATCAGCGTTTGGTCCACTATTTGAACCGCTAGCCAAAACAGTTGCATCATTAATTGTCACATCAATAGTTGATACCCAACTAGGTGTTCCTGATTGGAATTGAATGTCATAATAACTCTCAGAATCTATATCATAAAACATTGATATAGATGCGTTTTGTGTTACTGCACCTCCAGCAGGACTTGATGGTAAAGGATAAAATGCTGGATAAAATGTATAGTCATTAATAAAACCATCATCATATATGTATGTTGCAAAATCATACAATCCAATATCAATATTAGGCGTAAAGTTAACCTCAGCCCTAATATTATCATAACTAATAGGATTACCGGGTGATGCTGGTCCTGGTGGTGTTGCCATATTCTATTAACAATCAACTGTTGATGATGGTCCGTAAATACTTTGCAAATGAGTTCTTAATTCAGAATACCCCGCTGAAAAGATATCAGTAGTTTCAAATGAAGTAAAACTACTAACCTTTTTATATACATAATTACCAATTTGTTTATTTGTCACAATATTGTCTTTATTGTTTTTATCTACTTCTGAGTTATAAATTTCTAACCCAAATCTAACAGCATTGTTGGATTTATCAATTAAATAAGTACCTATTCTTACATAGGCTTCAGTGGTGATTCCACCACTGGTTCCTATTTGTGTTGTTACTTTTATAGCCATTTTATTTCTTTTCTAATTCTTTAATTTTATTGTTCAATTCTTGAATTGATTGGATTAGGAATGGTACCAATCTTTCGTATGACACTGTTTTATATAACTCCTCATCACCTGTTTGAAGTAATGTTGTATTTGTAACGATTTCAGGTATTATTTTTTCAACTTCTTGAGCAATTAATCCAAAGTCATTTCCTCTTCTCATAACATCTTTCCAAGTATATGACACAGGTCTTAATTTTTCAATAATACCTAAACTGTTTTCAAGAGTTTTAACATTATCTTTTAATCTTTCATCTGATGGTGTTGTTGAATATCCAATAATGTTCGCAGTTGCGTGGAAATCACCATATCCACCATTGTTTGTCATTCTGAACATTTCAGTTCCGTTCAATGAGTATCCAAGATATGAAGTTCCACTGTTGAATATACCTGTGTTTGTATTTGCCGTCCATGAGAATGATGGTGCTCCTGCCGAACCTGAAACTCCTGACCTGTAACCCGCGCAGTTGTGGACAAACGAATCCGAACCTTTAATGAATAGACAACAAGATGATTGTATTTGTGAACCATTCACTGCGTATACGATATACAAATCAGATACGTTATTACATGTGAATGAACCACCGCTAATACCTGAAGTACCACTTGGACCACTTAATCCTGAAGAACCTGTTGTACCTGAAGTACCGCTAGTTCCTGAAGTTCCTGAACTTCCTGAAGTTCTTGATGCCCCTGATGTACCCGCATTTCCTGATGAACCCGCTGAACCTGATGTTCCACTTGTACCTGAAGTTGCTGACGCTCCTGAAGCTCCCGCAGCTCCTGATGAACCTGCAGTTCCTGAAGTTCCTGATGAACCTGAAGTTGCCGATGAACCTGCAGTTCTTGATGCTCCTGATGAACCTGCAGTTCCTGATGTACCGCTTGAACCTGAAGTTGCTGATGCTCCTGACGCTCCTGATGAACCTGCAGTTCCTGAAGTTCCTGATGAACCTGAAGTTGCAGATGCTCCTGATGTTCCAGCGTTTCCTGATGCTCCTGACGTACCACTTGTACCTGAAGTACCTGATGTTGCTGATGCTCCTGACGCTCCTGATGAACCAGCAGTTCCTGATGTACCTGAGGTACCTGATGTTGCCGATTGTCCTGACGCTCCCGCAGCTCCTGATATACCTGAAGTACCACTTGAACCTGATGTTCCTGATGTACCGCTAGTTCCTGAAGTTGCAGATGCTCCTGATGTTCCAGCGTTTCCTGATGCTCCTGACGTACCTGAAGTTCCACTTGTTCCTGAAGTTTGAGATGCTCCTGACGCTCCTGCGGAACCTGATGTACCTGAAGTTCCACTTGTTCCTGATGTTGCCGATGCTCCTGACGCTCCTGCGGAACCTGATGTACCTGAAGTTCCACTTGTTCCTGATGTTGCCGATGCTCCTGACGCTCCTGATGAACCACTTGTACCTGATGTACCACTAGTTCCTGATGTTCTTGAAGCTCCTGATGTTCCATCAACACCTGATGTACCACTTGTACCAGATGAGCCGTTTGTTCCTGATGTTCCTGATGTTCTTGAAGCTCCTGATGTTCCCGCGACTCCTGATGTTCCTGAAGAACCATTTGTTCCTGATGTCGCTGAAGAACCCGCTGAACCTGAAGTACCACTTGTACCTGATGTTCCTGATGTTGCCGATGCTCCTGACGCTCCTGCGGAACCTGATGTACCTGAAGTTCCACTTGTTCCTGATGTTGCCGATGCTCCTGACGCTCCTGATGAACCTGAAGTTCCCGATGTTCCACTTGAACCTGATGTTGCTGACGCTCCTGATGTACCAGCATTTCCTGATGCTCCTGAAGAACCACTTGTTCCTGTTGAACCTGAAGTTGCCGATGAACCTGCTGAACCTGATGTTCCCGATGCTCCTGATACTCCTGATGTTCCACTTGTACCTGAAGTTGCTGATGAACCTGCTGAACCTGAAGAACCACTTGTACCTGATGTACCGCTAGTTCCTGATGTTCTTGAAGCTCCTGATGTTCCATCAACACCTGATGTACCACTTGTACCAGACGAACCGTTTGTTCCTGATGTTCCTGATGTTCTTGAAGCTCCTGATGTTCCCGCAACTCCCGATGTTCCTGAAGAACCGTTTGTTCCTGAAGTTGCTGAAGAACCTGCCGAACCTGACGAACCACTTATTCCTGAAGTACCAGATGTTCCTGAAGTTGCTGAAGAACCTGCTGAACCTGATGTTCCTGACGCTCCTGATGTTCCTGAAGAACCTGAAGTCGCTGATGAACCTGCTGAACCTGATGTTCCTGACGCACCTGATGTTCCTGAAGAACCTGAAGTCGCTGATGAACCTGCTGAACCTGAAGAACCACTTGTTCCGCTAGTTCCTGATGTACCTGAAGTTGCTGAAGAACCCGCCGAACCTGCTGAACCTGATGTTCCTGAAGTTCCACTTGAACCTGATGTACCTGATGTACCGCTAGTTCCTGATGTTCTTGAAGCTCCTGATGTTCCATCAGTACCAGAAGTACCACTAGTTCCTGATGAACCATTTGTTCCTGATGTTCCTGATGTTCTTGAAGCTCCTGATGTTCCCGCAACTCCTGATGTTCCTGAAGAACCATTTGTTCCTGAAGTTGCCGATGAACCTGCCGAACCTGATGAACCACTTATTCCTGAAGTACCAGATGTTCCTGAAGTTGCAGATGAACCTGCTGAACCTGAAGAACCACTTGTTCCGCTAGTTCCTGATGTACCTGAAGTTGCTGAAGAACCTGCTGAACCTGAAGTTCCGCTAGTTCCGCTTGAACCTGATGTACCCGATGTACCGCTAGTTCCTGATGTTCTTGAAGCTCCTGATGTTCCATCAGTACCAGAAGTACCACTAGTTCCTGATGAACCGTTTGTTCCTGATGTCCCTGATGTTCTTGAAGCTCCTGATGTTCCCGCAACTCCTGATGTTCCTGAAGAACCATTTGTTCCTGAAGTTGCCGATGAACCTGCCGAACCTGATGAACCACTTATTCCTGAAGTACCAGATGTTC